CTTTTCTCCTCGAAGAATACACTTCAAGAACACACGCAGTTCGCCATCTGGGAAAGTTCCGTCATTGTTAAAACAATTGAGACGAATTTGTTCTGGTGCATACAGAGAGTGGTTATCTTGTCCGGCGGCAGGAAAACCAGCAGGGTATTCGGAAGCCGGACGCATTGAGGTGATGTAATAAGCACCCTGCGTATATGGAACACCCGCAGTAGTTACTTTGTTATCAATCATGAATGTTTCATCAATAGAACTTGGCTTTCCCAATTCTTGAATGGGGTCAGTTTGAGCATCTGTCCAAACACCAGCGCCCAATGCATAGAAATAATCAGCAGTATCTTCTGTCGGCGCAGACGTTCTCTTAGTTGCCCAACAAATAGGTCTTGCACTCAACCCGATAGCATTTGTTTGCCATCCGATGTCGGTTCGATTACTCATATCCATTTCATGACAGATGATTCGTTCACCGTTGATGATAATACCCCAACGAATAGAACCTCCACCCAAGTTTTGATAATCGTAGAAATATTGGTTTGCCGTTGTGACATCAAGGGTTACACCTGATCTGTTGCCATTACCGCCAGCGCCATCCAGACGATCTCCATTCCAATTTGATTGTGGGATAACTTTTTCGGTTTGAATACCGTCAAAAGTTCTACGATGTACGACAGAGATACCTGACCCAGTGAGACGGAACATAAACCCGTCAGTTGCATCAAATGGGCCCCAGTTTCTCACACAGGTTGCTTTACCAGTATCAGGAATCATGGTTCCCATAATAACGAAGATACCAGAACCAAACGTTAACGGGTGATAAAGGTGTGAGGTGTTTGTTGCAAGATCATTGATAGCACCGCCACCAAGATTACCTTCTAAACCAAGACGTATCCATTTTTTACCTGAGTCCCATACAGCAGTGCCAGAACCCAAGAGAGAGTTTGCAAATTGCGAGGGCATTGCATCAGTGTCAAAATTATAATTAGCAAGAACCTTTGAGTCAGCAATACGCAACTGACCATATGCCGCAAGTTCTGGTTGTCCTTCTGAGAATCTAATGTTTGCCGCCCCGAAACGGTCAATCTCTAAGCCGTACTCTGGGTTGTCGTACCCCATAATGTGGGTAGTTGGTATGTATACGTCATATGCTTCTAATACTTTACAGATGGGTGTACCATCATAAGAAATGGTTTCGCCAGCGGCAGGAACTGCATTTTCAAATTTTGCAGTTTTATTGTAGTGAACAGCAAGAATACCAGTACCATCACCTTTATCGTAAACACCGTGAACATGCACCATGCTACCTTGAAAATTGGTAATGTCGTACATTTCACCAATCTTCCAAACGTGATCAGTATCACCACCTTGTGCATCTAATTTCTGTTGGAATTCGATCTCAGCAGTATGCACCATATACAGGCGATCGCCAGTGCTCTCCGGTGGTATTCTTGTGAATCGTTTTTCGCCTGCCATTTAAAATTTCTCCGTTACTTAGATTGCTTCGCTGGCTTTTGAGGCAGTGGTTTAGGTTTTCCCCTATTCTTCCACCTATCTTTTTTCTGTGGTGGTTGACTATTCCACTTCATGTCCGTTCCAATCTTTGCGTTAGTATTCCTTTATTTATAAGTTTTTTATACTGGGTCTCGGTAGTTTCTGTCACCGACCTGTGATAATGGTAAGTTACCTGTTTCTGCTATATTTTCTAGGGACAACACGGGATCTGAACCAGTTCTAAACGCAAGGATGTCGACCACATTACCTACCGGAGTCGAAAACTGGAATCTCGCATCGACCTTTTCGACAGTGACGATCTTACTATTCGCACTATTTAATGTCGTACCAAATGCAGATTCAAATCCACTAAACGAAGTCGTTGTCAGTATAGATGCGCTCGACGGTGTACCTGAAACCTCAAACTCATCGAATAACTGTAATGATGGGTTGTCAGCATCGTCTCTAATAGTTACTCGAACTTTGTCGCCAGCGGTCAAATTTCTTGGACTTGATGCGTTAGTGTCTTGAAGTACGCCGGGAAAGTTCGTGAAGCTTGAACCAAGACCTGTCGCATTAATCTGCACAAACCCACCATTGTTAGAATAATTGACATAATCACTAGAACCATTGCCAGTAATTGTGTCTGCACTCACTCTTTCAGTTGATGCGATAGTTGTAATAGAAGGCGCTGGTAATGATGTTGCTGAGTATGGTGATGGATTGTCAAGAACACTAATCTCTGTGTTACCCAACAAACGAGTCAATGAAACAATAGCACTATTTACAATATTTACAGTTCCGGTTCCTATTTTCTCGACAGTAGGAACAGTTGATCCATTTATAACATTAAGAGTTAATGTTGAGTTTGATAGGAAGTCAACAGCAATTGCACCATTCGCAGTGCTCGCAACATCAGTTCCAACGGTTCCAGTTCCATACCCTGTTAATGTGTTATTATCCCAATCGAGAGTTACATTTCCGCCCACACGAAGTTCAACAGCCGCATTAGTGCTGATATTGCGAGTGAAGGTACATCCAGTAATATCGTTGAATGTATCACTATCTGCAAATAAGGCTGCGCCTTCCAATCTTCCCGAAGAATCAAAGGTACAATTGGTTACGAAAAGAGGCGAACCTGAAACAGCTGAGTCTTGAAGTGTGGTATTTATTCGCCCACTATTTGTTATAGTGCAATCGGATATGATAAAATCGCGAGAGCTCGGTTGATTTATGTTATAAGCTCTTACTGAATCGCAATTTGTGATCGTATTATTTTCAAAGGTAGATTCAATCCATAAACCGGATATATTGGTCATATTGCAATTTCTAAAATACCCCTCACCGTTACCACCACTGAGACTGGAATTTGCTCCGCCCAATCCTGTGTTTACATAGGTAATGTCTTCAAAAACAGCATTTTCGATTCGTTGGTCAATATTACCTGTCGACGCGTTGTTATAAAAAAGAACTGACCTTGCTTTCTTAAATGATCCTCCATCCATAGTAAAAGAATCGGCGGTGTTCACAAGACAATCTAAAATACAGTTACCAGTCGTTTGAATATTTGATCCAATCAATGATTGATCGCCGCCGCTGCTGCTGGAGAATAGCAGAACATATTGATTGGTGCCATTCAGAGTTTCAACAAAAGTTAAATTTTCGTTTCTGCTTACTTGGCCTGGGTCTGCCAACGCTCCTGCATTGAACTCAATATTGTGTTGTGCAAAAACAACACCTTCGAAACTTTGTAATACCCCATAATGTGTGTCTCCATTAATATCAGCATCGACTGCCTCTCGAAAAAGAGAATCACTATCGGTTAAGCCCAAGACATTTATTCCATTACCAGCCCAACCGATATCAATAAATGCATTATCAACCGATCGAATGTTTACGTTTTGCACGTCGTAATTAAAATCTACTGACTCAATTCCAGTACCCGCAGTTTCATCTAATCCTAAAGTTCCAGCAGACAGATCTAATGCTGTTGGAACAAAAGATTTTAAAGTTAAAGACGATGTTGCTCCAGTAAACTCCGGTAAAATATCATAAGTCGCTGTGCCCGCTGTCGGGGTCTGTTCATCATTTATAGTAATTGAGTAAGTGTTTAAAATACCACCAATGGTAGTATAAGAGTTAATAATTGCTTGAGTTTTAAACTCACCCGTAATTGCCGCTGCGGGCACCTGTTCTCGACTCGCATAATCTGGTTCCGTATGTTCTGGTACATTGATTCCTAGCCCAGGCGTGTACGTATAAGTCACCGTACTGTTTTTTGCCAAAGAGATTGCAACACATCCTGTGCCTTCAATTTCGGAATTAAATCCATCCAAAGAAAGCCTATTGGAGTTTGTCCATTCCGTGATCGTATCTCCGTCAAAGATCTGATCCATTTCTATTGGGCCAGTCGTAGAAATACTAACAGTCATTAGTTTTCTAACTCCGTAATTTCATTCTCGATTAATGTTTTGGCAGCGTTTAGAGCATCAACTGGGGATGGGTAATCTGTCGTAATATATTCACCATCTTTGTACACTTGTACAATCTGAGAATCAACTGTTATTCTTACGAAATAATCTTCCGGTATCGGCATCTTATTCCTCTAAGATCTGTCTGAGTTCTCCGTCCAAACCTTCATCCATCTGCTTTTTAAACGCTAGCACATCATCTAAATTAAACCACCATGTTGGTTCAGTAGTTTCGACGTTTTCATTAAACGAAATTGTACCATCTTCGTTATAGTTTAATTCTTCATCACCAACAAGTTGAATCGGAAGTCGTTTCTCATTGTTAGCAATATAAAGAACTTCATCAGCATTTCGATTAAGTATATCACATGTTTGTTCTAAAGATATTTTCATAATATTCCTCAAAAAAAATTAAGGGGACCCTTCGGGGCCCCCCGTTCATTTTATTATGCTGGGTCAGAGTAGTTTCTTTCTACAGCAGATACTACAGAGATACTATTCGTATTCTGAGAAGTAATTGTCTGAAGCTGTTCTACCCAACTACCATTATCCAATCCGATAGCACGAACATTAGCAACGAAAGGCGACCCACCCTCTCTATCCTTCTGAGAATTGTTAGTAAACGCATATGTCAGTACATATCGGTTATTTGTCAAATTCGCCGGAGCAAGAGTTGACACCGCTGCTTGAGCAACATTATTTTCCGATGTTGCTCCAGCAGAGTCAAGTAGCAATGCGCCTGGAGAGTTGATAGGATGAGTATAAATCGCATCACCCGTTGTGTCTAATGTCTCGTCAATTGGTGCAACCGTATCATCAAGCGTTATTGCAGCGAAATTGCTTGAGTCGAACACTGTTGTAACCTTCCAGATAACATTGTGGTTAGCACCAGTCTCGGCATTTTTATGAACACGGAAAAATGCATCAGCATCTACTGCTGGGTTCAAACCTTCGGGGTTCTGAACAGTAGTAGTCGTCAATAAAGGTGTGAAGGTTGTACCAGTCAAAATAAAGTTTGCAGAGTCCTGTGCAGTATCACCCGCAGCTGTTCCCGCATTAGCAATCTCAATCGATGTTCCAATTTCACCACCAACAGCGTAATCTCGTGTGTGGTCATAATATACAAACACTTTAGCACTAGCACTATCACCCAAAATATCAGCAGAGAAACCAATACTAATAGATGTTGAAATCGGAAACGATTGTAACGAACCACCAGTATTAAATAACTGCGTGTTGTTAATATCATCAGCATTAATGTTTGTGAGAGCAACACCAGAGATCGACCCACCCTGATTAATGTTGGTTGCTGGTTTGGTTGTTAGAGTATCACCAACGAAGGCCAACAATTCGTCTGCTAGCTTACCCTTGAGCGTAACCGTACCTACTAATGCATTATCAGCGGCAATATCAGAATCTTGTCTCAATTCTCTCTGAGTCCAAGCATACAACTGTTCATTCGTTAATGGAGTAGTACCATCAACACCTGATGCTGATTTGATCTTAATACCAAAGTTATATGGACCACCAACAAGATCTTCTGAATAACCAAATCCAGCAGAAGATGAATCTGTCAAGAGATACTGAATGGTTGATCCATCACGAGCGTTAGAGTATAACTGACCCACCGCATTAGCGGCCTCAAGCACAGCGTCTGAGTATTCTGGAGAAGACGTAGTACCAGTACCAATGATTTTCAGGTCATCGTTTTCAACCAGCGGGAATCGCTGAGTGTTATACGGAAGCGTTGAACCACCAGTCAAACCAATGTCGGTTGTATCTGTCTGGTCAAATGTTTTAGCTTCCTGACGAATGAACAGACGCAACACATTTGTACGACGGTCAAAGTTACCGTTGTCTGCGTTACCAAAAGTTTGTATCGCTTGGTTAACTTCGCCTGGAAAAGCATAATCGCTTGGCCCTGCGACCGAAACACCAGTCGCGTTATTGAACCATCCATAGTAGACTTTGTGTTGATTACCAACTTCGTCTTGGTTCTGGTCACCGTCAATGTTACCCAATGAAATAGTACCGATGTACTCTCGCAATAGGGTAGAGTTGTCTGTACCAAATTCTCTCCAACCAGCAGTACGTAACAGGGTACGTGATGAATCGTCAGCAGGTGACCATCCGAAACGCCATTCGAACTGTTCTGGTGTAATCGCGATCAATGGGAAAGGATAAGCAATAAGCGATTTGTTGTTCGGGTCATCCTTCCATTCTTGTTTAAGAAAGCTGTAAAGCGCCTGAAGAGTTACACCCGTTTCATCTAGAACCGGACCCTTTGGCGCAGCACTGTTATTACGAACCTTAATTGTTCGTAATGCAGTATCGATATGAATGTTTTTACCGGCCGAATCACCGCCGGTGTCAAACAATCCATCTGGATCTACAATTGTTGGCATTTCGTTATCTCCTACGTAGAAATTTTTATATTAGGTGTGTGTGCACCCTGTTATTTATAATTATGAATACGTAAACGAAACTCTATCGTCCCATATTTTATCAAACTCAGCGGTACCGCTGGCCCATAAAATATTGTAGTCATTACCAATTTCTTCGATACGTTTAATTCGCCACTTAGGTTGATTCGTATTAGTACCAGGCAATGCCTCACCTATGTAATAAAACGTCCCTTCCTGATCTATTAATTTGTTATACTGCACTTCTAATTCCGCTTTTAATCTGTCCAATACATTTACGAAAGAATCCGCAATAAATTTTTTCTTGGTGGGGTCATAGATTAATATCGCATCATCTACAACACCCTTTAATGCAGCCTTATCAACGTCTGCATTATCAACCAATTTGTAAGAACCACCACCACCGATGGTGCTTAAAGATTGATTGATTCTATCAATCTGTTTCTGAATGTTATTATCAACCCTTGATGCATTTTCTGTCAATCGTTGATTAAAATTCTTTAACGCTTCTTCAAACTCGTTTCTATAATCAGGTGCGGGTGTTCCCGGCTCACCTTTCTCCCCTTGAATACCCTGTTCACCTTGAGGGCCAGTTAATCCTCTCTCACCTCGTTCGCCTCGTTCTCCCTTTGGGCCTGCAACTCCTTGAGGGCCAATAGGTCCGATTGTTCCATCGCGACCGGCGGGACCGGCAACACCTTGTTCCCCACGATCACCGCGTTCGCCAGAATTTCCTTTATCTCCCTTATCACCCTTTTCACCACGTTCTCCTTGAGGGCCAGTTAACCCTTGTAGACCGATGTCTCCCTTTTCGCCTCTCTCGCCCTTCGCGCCGGTGTCGCCTTTGATGCCTTGGTCGCCTTTATCACCTTTTTCGCCTTTCTCGCCCTGAGCTCCGACTTCACCACGTTCTCCTCTTTCACCTTTATCGCCGCGATCACCCTTGATACCTTTATCACCCTTGGGTCCTTTATCGCCTTTTTCACCCTTGTCTCCTTCAAATCCTCGGGGTCCCTGAAGGCCTTGAAGATCCTCGAAAACATTAAATATTTTATCTTCTAATTTTTCAATTTCTTTCTGCGTGTGTACTATAGAAAACGCAGTAGAAATTTTATCAATCTTGTTCATTGATTCGTGCCATATACCTTGTCATTTCTTCGAGTAATTCATCTTCTTGTGAAGGTATATATTTTTCTTTTTTCTCTTCGGGTTCTTGTTGTGGTGGTGTTTCTTCTTCATCTGGAACAGGTTCTTTCTGTGGTTTCTCTTCGTCACCACTCATTCCAGGCAGTTCAACATCACCATCTTCACCTTCACTGTCCATCTGTTTCTGCATTTCTTCGATATCTTCTTCAGACATTCTCAAAACATTTTTCCAGATCCATTCTTTACTCAAATACTGACCAGCGAACTGATCCACTTCATTCAGAAGACCAAACCGTTCACGCATAATTTCTGTTTCTTTGAGTTCAGTGAAGTGATTATCTTTAACGTAATCAACGACGATTCCGTTTCGCCATTCTTCCCAATCCTGTTCAGTGATAATACCTTTTAACAGAAGTTGTTTGCGAAGAATACCCAAGAATACTTGAGAAAACTTTCTACGAAGACGGTCAACAAACTTCTGTAGTTTCACTTCGTCTCGTGAAATTTCAGTAGAACGACCAAGAGAGAACTGAGCTTCTTGTTCCAAACGATTAACCGGAACATTTAATGCACGATATAATCTCTTTTGGAAATAAATGATATCATCAATCTGACCAAGGTTGTCGCCGCCAGGCAGAGTAGAAATCTCTGTACCACGACCACCTTCTCGACGGGGTAACCAAAAATCTTCAAGCATTGACATATGCTTGCGGTCATCTTTGAGCTCACCCGTATTTGCATCATAGACTAACTTGTTACGATACTTGGTCATAATATCTTTCATATACTGTTCAGACTTACCACGGGGCAAGTTACCCACGTCAATATAAAAGATACGTCTTTCTGGTGCACGTGCAAGACGATAGATGACCAAAGAGTCTTCCATCATTCTTAACTGATTGATTGGTTTTAATGCTTTGTGTAGGTGTGAAACAACTTTCTTCTTTGTCTCATCTAATAGACCTGATGTAACATAACTGATAGAATCAGTAGAAAGTTTAACTGCTGATGATTGTTGTCCAGGCTTCTCTTCGTAAATATAAAACTCGTCTACTGACTCAACAATCTTTGCGCCCGTTGCAGGGTCTTTTTTATACTTTACATTTTTAACTTTGCGAATCTTTGCAGCATCAATGTGTCTAATTTCCTGAATACCAGCTTTAAGATTTGATTCGTTCACAAGTAAGTGATGATAGATTCTACCATCAACATACCATGAACGGAAAATATCGTGTCCATTGTCATTGAACTTTAACATTGACACAATATTTTTGAATTCTTCTTGAATTTGTTCTTTAATTTTATCGGGTGCTTCTACATCTTCTAACGATAGTTCAAGGTTAGATGTTAGTTCAGAAGCAGTAATAGACTCGTTGACAATTTCTTCAATTGCCATATCCACTTCTGGATGTGTTGCAACTCCACGATAACGTAAGACAAGTTGGTGATTATCTTTCGATCCATCACCGTCCATATTGATATACTGACCATAATGACCAGCAGCTGAAGTGACATACCCAGCACCATCGTCATCCGTAGGAGGAACAATGGAAGGAAGTTTTTCTTTCTTCTGTGCTTGTGTTCTACGTAATTCAAAACCGAATAATTTAAAGATGCTATCGTCTGCCATACCTGTTTCCAAAAAAGTAAATAAAGGGACTCCCGAAGGAGTCCCGATTATTTAGTAGAGATTTAAGATGTTGTATTTGATTCCCAGTACTGGACTTGGAATTCAACAGTAAATCTTTCGATCTCATTTTCTGTTGCATATGAAAGGTCAATTGGTGCAACGTTTGTTGGGAAACAACCACGGAAAGTGTATCGTTTCAACGTGCTACCATCCTTATCAAGTTGATCTACCAAAAGGTCTGCCTGATAGTCCACTGGATTAACCAAACCAGTGTTCGCTGAATGAGCGTTCATACCGTTCATCCAACGCTCCATAGCGTCACGAATTGAAAAATCAGTATCATTGATAATGGTTACTGTCCAAGGCTCAAACGTCCTGTCGCCAGCAATTTTCAACTGACGGCCACGGAAGGGAACTGTCACCAATCCCACTACCGAGCCAGGTAACTGAGCTGCCTCACACAAGAAGGATGTCAGTTCAACATCTCCTCCTGCATAGCCGGGAAAGTTGACAGTTGCTTGGAACAGATTGGGCCTAGCACCACCACCTCTCAGCTTTGACTTAAAGTCATCGACTCCTAAAATTGCCATTTAATTTCTCCTTAAAATGGTTGTGCTTAAACCGTACCAACTACTTCACTGAAATCAACACCAGTGCGAACAGCAACGAAGTTGAGTGTGATGAAGTTAATTGAACGAGCAGGTTTGACAAATACTGAACAAACAAACTCGTTACGATCGACTACAGCTGGAGTGTTATTCGTCTCATCACATACTACACGGAAATCTGTAATACCTCTTCGACCCTGAATTTCTCTCAGGAACGGTTCAACGATATTAACAAATTCTGCACGAGTGAATTCGTCATTGAATTCAAACATTACATTCCTTGCAGCACGTTCGATTGACCTTTCAATTGCGAGGAACAATCGACGGACATTAATACGATCGAATGCTGATGGACGTGTCTCTCTGGTCTTATCACCAAAAAGAACAATACCTTGTCCAGGCAAGTTTACGATCGGATTAACTCCAACTTTGTATAATGTATCTCTTTGTGCCTTACTAGCTGAATAAGCTAAGGAAGTGACTCCGAAATACTGACCCCTTCTTTGACCAGCGGGTGAGAACCAAGGTGCCGCGACAGCATCAGTTGCTGCCATCAAACCAGCAGTTGCTGGAGCGGCAGGAATATTGACATACTGGTCGTTGTACTTATCATATACCTTCAAATAGTTGTTGTCAACCACAAGATATGATGATGCAGAATAACCAGACTGTTCAATTTCTGCTTTGACCGCTGAAGTCGCTGCAGAAGCAGTTAAACCAATAACTGATGCACGACTTGGTGATGTAACTACAACACAGTCCTTACGTAAACTACCAGCAGTAGCGACAAGATCAGCAACAATTGTTTTCTGAGTTGTTGCGTCAGCTGCACCAGGCGCGATAAGAAAATCTACCTGAATGTTTTCCTTACTTTCGAATTCGTCAAAACCTCGAAGAATGTCGCCTGAAGTTGCTGTTCCGTCAACACCTCCACCTAATGAGAAAGTTTTGATAACAGGGTCAACCGCTTCAAAATCAACACCAATACCACCGACTGCGGCTGCAGAGGTGAAGTTTAGATTTCGGTTGGCAGCTTCGTCGTGTTTGTTAGGACTAATAATCCATACGTAACTAGAACGGTTGTTGATAACATCTAACAAATAGTTAACCGTTCCATCAACTGTCTTAGCGTCTGTTGCCAAAGATAAGAATGGGAAGGTTTCTAGAACCGCACCAATAGTACCTGTCAAAGTACCAAGTTCATCAACTACTACTGCGTGAACTTCGTCCTTTGCACCACCGGCATCAGAGACGTACTGTGAAGTGCCTGGCGCAGCATCAAAGTATGAAGCATATGCCCAGCCATCAAAAACCGTCGTATCATTTTCCTTTGCAGGACAAATTTCGATTTTTAAACTGTTACCAGCTTCGCCAGGATACTTTGCGATGAAAGTATGGTTTTTAGCAGCTTCTGCGAGACCAGATGCTGTGTTCTGAATATCAAAATCATCGGCATTCTTAACCAATGGTTTATTTGACAAAACACCTACTTCATCTGAATCCCATGCGTTTAACGCACCTGTGTTGGCAGTATCGTCTACTGTTCGTGTTACGTACAGACTCGTTGAGTACTGTAAAAAGTTTGCCGCAGACAAAAAGTCCACAGCTTGGTCTGCGCTTGGCGCCCCGAACGTCGATACCAACGTTGCCTCGTTATCTACGAGCGTTGGTTGATGTACAGGACCCCAGGCATATTCTCCCACATAAGCACCAGTTGAAGTAGTGACTGAAGGGACAACACCCGTTAAGTCAATTTCTTTAACTGTAATGCTGGGAGACGCTGATGGGGTAAAAAGAGCCATAATCGTTTCCTTTTTTTATTAGCTAATAATAAGATTTACATAATACGGATGTTCAATGTATTTATTTATATTTAGAGGGTTTTTAGAAAGGGTCGTGAAGAATCTGCCAACCACGGCGTTCTATTTCTTCTCTTTGTTCGATCAAATTAATTTCATCTGAACCATCATCGATGAATCCAAATGGAACAACATCATCCTCAATTTCTTGCATTCTATTTTCGAACATCATTTGTTTTAAATTGATATCTGTCATATCAGCGAAGAACTGTGTGGTAACGAAATAACCAAACATCACAAGATTCATCATCAAATCATCATGATTACCGTCACTTGCTTCATACGAAACCCCTTTCGATACAAAAGTGGAGATCTCTAAAATAGTGTTATCATCGTGAATTGCAATTTTCTTTTCTTCCAGAATATCCTTGATGGCAGAACAACCCAATCGTTTTGTTTTACGATTGATTTCAATACCAATTGAGTTCGCTTTCACGGCTGAAGAGAGGTGAACGTTTTCGTATTCGAGATCGTAGTATAAACCATTACATACCACAGAACCTTGGTCATTTGATTCTACAATCACATAAGCGTTGTTATAAACGGTTGCGTACTTATATATAATATTAGGGAAGAGTATTGGAGAGATAGTATTGTTCCGATACACAGCCACTTGTTCAAATGGGCGTGTCGATATGTCGATGACAGTGAACGTAGAGTAGTCCTGACCTCTTCCTTTCGAGACATCAACGGTCATGATGTACTCGTGCTTGCTAGCAGGTTCGTTATAAACTTCTAGAAGACCGCCCTCTAAAACTTGCCGAGGCGCTTTTGCCCTTAGTGATAAAAGCGTCTCGGCATTTATAAGGGTGTCACCTGTTCCAAAAAAGGTGTTACCAAATTCTTGGTCGAATTGGAGTGGTGATGTATTTGCAATTGTTTGTGCCTTCCATTCTTCATCTCGCCCAGGCACATCCCACCAGTCTACACGAAACGATTTAAATTCATTGATCCCCTGTTCTGCACCTTCCCAAATTTTATGAAAGGTATTTCCTATTCCGTTTGCGGTCGACGTGATGATGACTTTGGTGTCTTTTCCGGCGGATACCACGGGGTATGTAGAGGTATAAAACTCAGCCGCTCGCTCAACAAAAGCAAACTCGTCAAGATAAAGTAGGTTAACAGACATACCACGAATAGAAGACCCGCTAGTGGCAGCAGCAACAATCCGACTGTTATTAGAAAACTCGATCGAACCTTTATTGAGAGTTTTACAGCCAGGTTGTAAGAAGAATGGAAGATTTTCCAACATGAGAGTAACACGTGCGAGCATTTCTCGGGCAGTCGCGCCTTTATTCGCCAATACAGCGATTGTTTTTTCGGAATGGAAAATGGCGTACCAGAGAAGGTAGGCAACCGACGATATTGATTTGCCAGACTGCCTGCAAGCCAAAACGACACTAAAACGATTGCTGTTGAAATGTTCAAACATATGTCTTTGATAATCGTAAAGATTAAATGGAACAAGCCCACTGTCCAACGAAATAATCTTGACATATTTTTCTGCAAAGTACGAAGGGTTGTCCATGCACTTTTTGTATTCACGTATCTGCTCCTTAGTCCATTCCTGAACTACACCATCACGTTTTACATTGATATTGCCAAGATACGTTTCGTTATTATTCATTCTCAGTAACGAGTTTTGCATCAATCACCTTTTCTTCATCTTGTAATAATCGTTGTAAATCAGTTGTGCTTCCTAAAAACACATTATTGTTCGTGATCTGTTTTTGTTCAGGTTTATCTTCTTTAATAACATCTTTATGTTTTTTGTTCAGTTCCATCAATTTATCGGTTACATCTGCGATGTTCTTGATCATACCAGACAAAACTTCAAAAGCTCGTGGGTGTTCAGATTCGCGAGCGACTTGTATCATAAGCTCAAGCGATTCTTTACCACCCTCAATCAGTTCGAGATATGTGTCACGTGAAGTGTCATAGTCGTCTTGTATATTTTTTGTATTATCATCTTTCATTAGGTTACACTATCCAATGCGTTAAAATATTCATAACTAAATCCAAAGTCACTATCAGGACTTACCGCTAACGGATTCGGTACCGTTCTAATTGTTTCGAGTAAGGTATCACTATCTCCAGATAATCCAGTATCCTGTTGATAGATTGGAGTATCCACCTGACGAATAATCGGACCAGTAGAAAGAGGGCCATAAAAACTAATTTTCATTGAGAAGTCCATAGTGTATATAATGGTTCTTCTCGCCTCTAATGGGCCTTCATAATCATCCTGAAAGTTCAATCCCTGTAACACAATTGGAACATCGTCTTTGATGTCTGTCAAATCTTCGAGTGGTTTGACTGTTACTGTATATTGTGGATTGAAAAAAGGTATAATCTGTTCGACAATTTGCAACGCATCGTCTTGTGATTTTGCATATACGTTTAATTGAAAGTTGACATTGTAGGGTACAGAGGTGTATAATCGAGTTCTGTCTGATACACTATTACTTCCATTTGTCAACTGTTTTGATCGTGAATTTATTTTCGGTAGTTGACGGGCCAGATCATATTCCATCGAAACAATTTCGAAAGACATACGAGGCAGTTTGATTGCAATCTGTCTTTCCGCATCTTCTCCTTTGTTCATCTGTTCTATTCGTTCGATGAAGTTTCTTTTAGGAGCATAAGAAAGTGGCACCTTGACCTGACTAATTACAGCACCACTAGAATTCTTTCTTAAAACATATATGTTATTAAACAGGGAACCGAAAACGGCAACTGTTCTTCTAACTCTTTGATGATAAAAATATGTACCAAACATTACTGAGGATCTCCAAACGGATTAGATTCGTTAAAATCTAAGAAGTCACTTTCAAACACATCAAAGATATCGTTCTGTGCTTCACGTTGAATATTTTGCAATTCTTCAATGAGTGATGGTGTACCTATCGCACCTGAAGTTCCACCAACCACATTGGCGGTTGTGGTAAAGGTGTGGAATTCACCGTCATCTGCCCCTACGTGGGCTAGATATAGTTTATTATTTACTGCATCCCAATTGACCACTTCACCATTCATCGTATACTCACCGTTGTTCTGTGTTACATTTTCACCTACGACAAACGTTCCGGTGACCGAAGAGAAGGTCATTACATATTGATACGCAGAGAAGTTTTCTACCTGATCAATCTCTTCAATTTCTGTATCAAAGTCTTCATCGTTATACTCAAAGAGTTCACAACGCATTCTAAATGTAGGAAGGTTTTTGAGTTGGAAGAATGGAGACTCGGTTTCTACCTTCATTATTTGGAACATAGACTGAGACAATGGAAGATAGATTACATCACCTTCACGGGGACGGAAAAAAGGAACCACATCGGTTTCTTCATTCTCTGCAATGACACTATTCCATCTTCTTCGTGAAACAATAAATGTAGCTGCATCACGAATCTCCACACCGAATTTGGTAAATAGGTCTCCCTCACCATCAAACCCTTCGGTGTTTTCGATATACATTTCAATCTTATAGGCATCAGAGAAACGAGAAACCGAATCGTCAACAAAGATATCATCTTGATTAACGATTTCTCGTGGTAGATAGTAAACATCTTGTCCGTACATTTTTAAGGATTCGATCACCAAATCCTCGTACAACAATTGTTCGCTTTTTCTACCCTGACTGAAATATGGATTGGTTGCCATTAGTCGCAAGACTCCACATTATGTTTTGATATGATATTACGAATACGGCATTGTTCATCTTCAACGTTTTTTAATCGCAGTTCTTCTGCCTTCGTTAAAGATCTTTCCCTTTGAACATCACCATAGTATTTTGCAATCTCTGCGTATCGAGTAGATTGTGACATAAGCATTCTTGTGGTGATATCATCTTCGAGAGCTTCTACTACTGCATCTTGTTCCATTTGATCAAGTTCTAATTCGTTCTCATCGATGTGAAGATTATCCAAATACATATAGGCACCAAAGACCACACTGACCGCAGTAACAATCACACCAAATAACTTATTATCAATCTGTATGTTCATATTTAACCTATAAAGAAGTCGGGTGGTAATTCTTGTTCTAAACGAAGTTTCTCTTCTAGTTCTCTCAGTTCTGCGCTAGCATCTTCTAGAATTTGTCTGCCACTGATTGTCACACCCCCTGGCAACTGCATTCCCTCAAACTTAGACATATTCATACCCCACTGTTGTTTGATTAACGCAGTGGTGTAATTTTTTACAAACATATCATTATAAACACTTGAGAATGTAGTTGGGTCAACGGCTGTGTAAACCTCGGCAACAATATAATCTCCAACGTCTAAATCACCGTTAGACCACTCACCCCAAATGTAAAGTCTATCTTGATGACGTGACCAAGTGGTTTGAGGATAACCCGACAATATTTGATCGAGAAATTCTAAGTACTGTTGCATTTGATAGTAGTAAGACATACCACCTGCAAAGTTCAAAAAATCACCCAGACTATTCAACATCATCTGATATCGAATGTCAAACATATTCACAGAAGAAAATGTCGGGTTTAGAGGAAACAGTTGAGACACATAAATTACATTGGACGATATTGGAATATATCCATTGTCTTTATCGGTTTGTGTGATAACGTGCTTTAAATATGTTCGATAGGTTGCATCAGAATGAAACTCTTGATACATTTGTAATGCATCATCGACCTTATCTTCGATCTGATCATCGTCAACATTAATTTCAATTACAGGCGCACCTAATCTGCGAAGACAGAAGTCTATCAGTGATTGCCTTGAATTTGGTGTTGCCATTATTGTTAATCCTTTTATTCAATCATATTTATTGGTTAATTTAAAACGACTTTTTTAACCAAAGTATTTTTAGTGATAACAACTTTGTTCACTTTAGTTTTAACCTGAACTACTTTCTGAACAACGGTTGTCATTATAAGCCCGGAAGTTTAGTTACTGATGGGGTTATGAAAATCTGACCTTCCATAACACGTTCAATTTCTGCAATTGAACCAGAACTATCTCTAGCAATCTCAAGGTCATAGACATACCTCTTGTTCGCTTTCAGATTGTCCGTTTGAGTGTAGGATAACGCAAGATTAATAATTCCAGACGCAGCAGAATCTACTGTGCAAGTGAACACAGTAATATTATCACTATCAAGATTATAGTTTGGACTGATGTGAGCAGTCGGCGTGTAATTGGTTAAATTCTTAGCCGTGCCGTCTTTGTTTGTAAGATAGACATCAATTGAAACTGAAGAACCTTGGTCTATCGTTAGGTCTTTATAATAGGACATATCCCCAACCCATCATTAGTGGTGTGTGTATATGTCCTATTTATATGTTTAAGGATTTTCCTGTTAAATTATGCGACAAAAGCGATAAACATATCCCCAGAACCATCCCAAGCATTAGTCATATTAGTCCAAGCGGTATTATCTCCAAAATCGGTCTGATTCCAGAATATAAAGCGGATATTACCCAAAGTTCCGGTGGAGCTGGCGTTGGCCAAATCAAGTGTAAAACTATCTTGCTGACCGTTTTGAGTGACTGCCGCGTTACCAGAAATTTGAATAATTATGGAACTTACAAAATCGGCAGCAGGGGGCCCGGCACTAGCAGTTTCTACCGAAAGCTGAAACCGCTCAGTGGTACCATCATTGTAGTACCCAGTTCCGGCGAAGCCGTCATCGAATGTCACGACTTGTCCATTATGAGTTATTAACACACCATCTATACTTAACTGTCTGCCGGTAAAATTATTTGGATTATATCGATTGCCATAACCGCAACCACTAGTTAAAGAACCCTTCAAGTCGGTGCCGAAAGTAATTTGTTGGGTGAGAATAGCATCAGCTAGATATAATCCAACGGTTTGAGACGCTTTCCATTCAGTTCCCTGAGTTCCGTTAATCGGATTACTAGCGTCATATTCTATTCCGAATTGGTTTCTTAGGTGTGTTATAGCGGAAATCGAAAATTGTTTATTTGTACTTACATCCGCGATTGTTGAATTGCTTTGGCCCCAAGAAGTGCCTCGGTAAAGGTTTTTAAAAGAAACATTTGTGCTGGCAACTATGCCCATCTACTTATTCTCCCTTGAGTGCTTGAATTTCTTCACGAAGTTCATCAATCTGGGCTTGTTGTTCTTTCATACCTTCGATAAGAACAGCAACAAGTTTTTCGTAGTCAACCGTCTTTGTGGGTTGATCATCAATTAGGACTGCCTGTTTCTCACGAACAATTTCTGGTATAACCGTTTCCACTTCTTGTGCGATAACACCAATGTCACGAGTTCCTTCACGAGACCCTGAGTTCCAAGTGAACGATACACCTCTTAATTGTAGAATCTTATCTAGTGATTTGTCAAGTGTTTCTACATCATCTTTGAGGCGTTGATCTGATACTGTGGTAGAGAAGGCAATAACATCATTTTCTACGTGAAGATCACCGTCTTCTTCCAGCCTCATAGTTTCTGTCATAGTGACATCATTACCTATTGCCACGCTGCTCGAGGCTGCTGCATACCACCTGTGATCATCAGTAACCTCGTAAGCACCCTTCGGTATAGTGATACCCGTTGAACTTACAAAACTTCCGACGCCGCCTGACGATTTTGGTTTGACACCATATCCAAGAGCTAAACTACCAGTAGAAGCTTGCTGACCAACGACCGCGAGGTTACCACTACTGTAATAACCCTGAACAATAACACCACCATCGGTTCCACTGGTTGATGTTCCCGCAGTGACCAATCCATCAATTACACGCAAGTCGCCGTCCTCATCAAGGGTCATATGAGTCACCGCAGTGGTAGTTCCCTTTACTAAACCTCCGAATGAAATACTGCCAGTTTTCCCTGCTACGGTAGTGTTGCTAAATCCTATAAATGAGCTAGCTCTTGATGTGTTGGGTTGACTGTAAGTCGACCCCTCCAAAGCCAAGTTTGAACCTACGAGGCCACCTAAAGCATCACCAGAAGAAATTAATGAAATACCATGTACACCAGTATTGCTGCTAGTCCCACCAGCAAAAATAGTTGAGTAGTTGGTATAGGTAGGTTGAGTTGCTTCAATGTGAACTACTGCGTCTTCGCCAGAACTGAGACCAACCAGCAAATTGCCGTCGCCAGTCAGTCGCATTTTTTCACTAATAGTACCACTATTTTCCAGTGTAAATCTGAAGTCAGCAGTACCAAAACCGGCCCCACCGGAACAGACACTACTAATCTTAGCAATATTTTCAGTACTATTACCATTAGTTCTAAAAAGAATACCTGCTGATGTAGTATTAGTAGTACTCGTATTTTCAATAACTGCGTTTATACCATCATATCCAGATGATGAATTTTCTGCCCAAACCGTAGCGTCAGATCTTTTTATATGGAAGTATCCGTCCATATCTGAAACGCCGGTTGAACGGGCCACGGTTGGACCTATTCCGATACCATTATTCGAATCGAAAATAATCGGATTTTCGCCCGTAGCGGTGCCTCTTCCGAATCTAATAATACCGTGAGTGCCGGGTTTAAATTGAAGATCGTCTATAACACCAACAGGACCTCCTATACTACCGAAGAGACTGCTGGCAATTCCGGCTACACTGGACTCACTAGCGCTGTGTTCTGAGTTACCGAACCTAATAGAGAAGGTATCAGTACCCGATAATTGAGTTTTATCAGGACCCAATAGCAAATTTTTTCCGACAGTGCTTAGTTCAAAAAGGCTGCCGATGTCGACGTTACCGTCTGCGGTTATTGTCATTCTTTGTACTGGGGTACTGGCAGCCTCAGTGGTATAGAAGTTTAATTCAGTTGCATAACTGGAGCCACCAACGTGATTGGCAGCTGCAACCGCTTCAATTTTTGCTGCTTCATCTGGATCATTCCCCTCCTGACTCCAGAAAACAACTTCACCGATTAACTCACCAGTGGTGATTGTAGTATCGTCTCTACATACACCAAGTCTTCCACCAACATCAGCAACCGATCTAATTTCAGAATTGCCTGGTCCTGCTGCAGTGATCGTACAGTCTCTCCAAGGATCGCTTAAGGAGGAGGATATGCCGTTACCAACACCAAATTTTCCGTCATAACTAAATCGAGCAGATGTGTTTCCACCGCCATACTCGATCTTCATATCAGTAAACGCTGATGACGTAGACATGTTTCGAGTAGTGATAGCCCACCCTTCTTTACTACCATCCGTTTCATAAAAACTAATTTTATGCATAGTATCATCGACAGTATAGGTGGTGGTATCGGGGAAACTGTTAGTCAAACGAAGATGTGGAAAATGGTTCGTCGGATCGTCAATTGTTTCTCGGCCGTCGTGAATATCAATAGTAGTGCCCGCTGCGGGGGAACTTGTGTTGAAACCGATTTGTCCATCAGTTCCCGTAACACTCATTCGTACCGCAGTAGTACCACTACCCCCATTTGTATTGAGTGTATAATCACCACTAGCGTCGACTGTATAGTTAGCAGGAGCAGTAATAGTAAAGTTCGCATCATTTGCTAATGTGTGAGTTACCGTATCAGCGCCGCCTCCATTCTTAAAGATAATGTCGTTGCCATCTGCGTCAAGAACAATATCCCCAACTGCATCTATTGTATAAGTAGAAGGTGCGTCGATTTCATATGTGCCATTGTCGTTAAGCGTGTGAGTTACCTCGTCTCCACCAGCACCATTCTTAAATCTGATTTGGTTACCGTCTGCGTCTAATGTGATGTCTCCAGTTACGTCAACAATAAAGTCTCCGGTTCTGGAGATTGTACCGTTGGTGCTGAATACATAATCTACTACACCACCGTCCCGAATGATAACATCACCACCGTCTGCGTCAAGAACAATATCCCCGCCTGCGTCCACGGTGTACGTAGAAGGTGCGTCGATTTCGTAGGTTGCATTGTCGTTAAGAGTGTGAGTTACTTCGTCTCCACCCGCACCGTTCTTAAATCTGATTTGGTTACCGTCTGCGTCAAGAGTAATGTCTCCAGTTGCATCCAGTGTCACATTGGTGAGTTGGCTAGATCCACTCCAAGTACCACCTGCGGTAAACGTTAATTCTCCGCCTTTTTCGTAAGTCCAGTTTGTTGCGTTTGAACCCGCAGTAGCACCATAAGCAGTAATCGTTGCGAGAACTGTACCACTGGTTGGGATTGCTTGGTTATGTGCAATCCTTATTTCAGGTTCGTCGTTTTTAACTTCAAATGCAGTAACTACATTCCCAGCCTGTGGGTTTATAGAAAATTTATGTTGTGCGGCGCCGCCAGCTGTGCTCATAAATGCACGATCACCATCTAATGAAACCTCAAAAGCGGTGTTGATGTGCTTACTGAGGGCATCAACACTGATCGCCAAACCTGACTTACTTGGTGTAATAAGATGGGTGGTTGCCGTTAATCCTGCACTATCAAAAATGGTTATATCATTTCCACCAGCAAATTCGCCTGTAAGATTCAAACCACCAGAAGTGGTTTCCAAAGATGAACCCGTTAATGAACCAGTCGCTGTAAAACCAGTACTAATACTGTTAGTGATATAATTAAAACTTTCAATTTGGTCAGTAATTGCAGCAGTGGTCGCCAGTGTTGTATCATTATCAGTAAAAGTTTCAGATGACGTTATTAATGTAGCGGCCGCTATTTCTGATGTTGTTAAACCACTTACGTTAAGTGTAACTGTACCAGACGTTCCACCGCCACTTAAACCAGTACCAGCAGTAACACCTGTGATGTCACCTGTTCCACCAGTTGTAATGTTTGTGATTCGACCATACGCATCAATTGTGATATTATCAATCTTGGTACTGTTAGAAGTAGAACCATATGTACCAGCACCTCCGAAGGAACCGAAGGATGGTGGTACCGTTGCGGCAATCTGAACACTGTCGAGTTTAGATTTATCTTCATCTGTCATTGCGCCCCAGGCGGAAGTAGTAGCCGCAGGTACGCTTGCATTATTACCAGTTGAAGACGTGATGGTCAGACTACTGGCAGTCGCGTCGGTCCCCAGATTAGTGGCTACGTTTGCTTGAGCGTTTGTATCACCCGTATATCCCAGACTTGATAAAGTCTCTTGTACAGAAATTTTGGGTTGTTTTACGTATATTGTATCCCCTGTAGCTTCAAAACCACTCCAGTTTAGAATTACTATAGATGCATAGGCATATCCAAGAGTTTGACCACCTGAAGCAGCATCTAGATCTGGAACTGTCCAAGAATATTCAGTATTTGTCCAAGTAGATGGTACAGCAGAATTATCTTCCCAATCGGTGATCTGGGCGGCGCCGCCATCACCGTCATTATCTTCTATTACAAACGGTGAGGAAGTTGTTGTACCGTTTGATGAGCTTGATACGTGAGTTATGCCGTCTGGTAAATCACCATAGTACCAATAAATTCTAGCATAAAACCCATCCGTATCCGCAGATGATCCTTTATAACTTAGTGAAAATTTTACTACTTCACCAGAATTAACTCTAAATGCTGGGTATGCCATTCCAACTGTATTATCACTAGTACCATTTTCGAGAGCAACAGCTTCTTCAGTCGGGTTCCAATAAACAGTCGTTTCGTCGTTATTACTATAAGCGGGAACCCATCCCTGAGCACGTGCGATACTTTCAGGAAGTTCGTCAACCCTTGCACCATCGTTCGCAACATCTCGACCATCCACTGTACCAGAAAGTGTGATATTACTAATGTTTAATAAATTACCGACAGAATCGAGTCTTAGAATACCGTTGTTTGTACTACCCGTCTTAAAACCATAATGCGCCCAGACACCTCCGTCATCAATAATTCGCATATGAACTTTATCAGCCTGTTCTGGTTCATAAAAGTCCAATGCTTCAGCATTTCCACGAATAGCCATATCGACAGCGGCATCGGTCCCAGAATTGTTATTAAATTGAATGGCAGGCGTTGTTGCAGCAGTAGAAGTAAGAAGTATTCCATTAGCGAACGCTTTCTCACCACCGAATGTTTGAGCATCATCCGATACAACACCCCAAGCACTTGATGTCGCGGCAGGCAAGTCTACATTAGTACCAGTAGATGAGTTAACTTGCAATTGGTTAGTGTCTGCTGTTACTGAGAGGTTGGTGGCAACGTTGACTTGTGCATTTGCCTCTAT